CCGCTTCATAAAATCCGCTGTGCGGATTGTCCGATTGCATGGCATGGCTTTGCTTGGAGCAGATGCCATAGACCTTAACAGCCAGCTCGTTACATCTGGTTTCGCCCACATCATGGGTGTTCAGTGTATTCGCTACGATTCCGTCTTTCCACTGCTGCCCTTCATCGGAAGAGTGGGGGCGGGTGCCCTTCACAAACGGCACAAATACCGTCTGGTCATTGTTGCAGCCGAGGGTAGCGGACTTGTTTTCCTGAATTAATGCACCTTTGCCGCCGCCCTCACAGCCAGAGCGAATCTTCAGCGTCTTTGGCGTTTCCACCACGAAGGGCTGATTATTGCCGCCCGTTCCATAGGTGGACATGACCGTTGGCGCTGTCTCCAATGGACCGGTGTATCTGGTGTCCTGACTATGGTTCTCATAGACTGCCGCAGGAACCGTCCCCGCCCGGAGGGTGGGAGAGGTTTCCTCCTCATAACCGATGGAGCGGCTGTGTGCGGAATGCTCAGTGCAAAATCCTGCCGACTCCATCACGCAGGGTGGATGATGGGCTTCCGCCCGGAGGGTGCAGGTGACGCCGTCCGTTACATCCATACGGTTTCCGCCCTGGTCGTTCAGGCAGACGCAGCCTGCCGCTCCAGAGCCTTTTTCAGAAGCTCCGGCAGTTCCTTGCCACGAACGGAAGCCCTGCGGAGTATACCCAGACACGCCTTCGGACTCAAATAGTATTTTTCCGGCACTCCCGCCTGCAAGATCTGCGACAAGGTAGATACGTTTTCTGCGCTGGGGAACTCCCCAGTACTGCGCATCAAATACCCGCCATGCGAGACTGAAATCATCTGCCACGATCTCTCCGGCGGCCGGCCACTTCTCAGGTCGAGGAGTATGAATTTCGTATCCTTTGACCGAGCAGACCTCTTCGAGGACGGACTGGAAGTCCGCACCCTTGTTGGAGCTGAACGCGCCGGGGACGTTCTCCCAGACGATGTATCTTGGATATCTGCCATTGGTTTTACACCTCATTTCCTTTACGATTCTTATTGCCTCATAAAAGAGGTTGCTTCGTGAGCCGGCAAGCCCGGCTCTTTTCCCGGCGATGCTCATGTCCTGGCAGGGTGAGCCGAAGGTGATGATATCCACCGGCTCAATCTTCCCGCCATCCATCCGGGAGACATCGCCGTAATGCTTCATAAACGGCAGCCGCTTGGTGGTCACCCGGATAGGAAACGGCTCAATCTCCGATGCCCATACAGGGGTAATGCCGGAGATCAAGCCGCCTAAAGGAAAACCGCCGGAGCCGTCAAACAGGCTGCCGAGGGTCAGTTTATTCTGTTCCATCCGCGACCTCCTCATAGCTGTATGTCTTACCGTCTCTCAGGACGCTTACGCCATCCGCAGAGCCGACCTGCTCGATGTAGCGGTTCACGATGACATCGCAGAACTTCTCGTCCAACTCAATGGTTCGGCAGATGCGGTCGGTCTGCTCACAGGCAATGAGGGTAGAACCGGAGCCGCCGAAGGGGTCCAGCACCACCGAGTTTGCCATACTGGAGTTGCCGATGGGATAAGCCAGCAGCGGGATCGGCTTCATGGTCGGATGGTCGCCGTTCTTCTTGGGTTTGTCGAACTCCCAGATAGTGGTTTCCTTCCTGCCCGTGTACCATTGGTGCTTGCCGTTTTTCTTCCAGCCATACAGCACAGGCTCATGCTGCCACTGGTAGGGAGAGCGGCCGAGGACAAGGGACTGCTTCTTCCAGATACAGCAGCCGGATAAATAAAATCCCGCATCGGCAAATGCCCTGCGGAAGTTTAAGCCCTCGGTGTCGGCGTGGAACACATAGATGGATGCGTCCGCCGCCATGACCGACTCCATATTCTGAAATGCGGCAAGCAGAAACTCATAGAATTTCTCGCCTGCCATATTGTCGTTCTTGATTTTGCCCGCCGAGCCTTCATAGTTGACGTTGTAAGGCGGGTCGGTGATCACCAGGTTTGCTTTGACGCCATCCATGAGTGTGGTGTATGTCTCAGCCTTCGTGGAGTCCCCGCACACCAGACGATGCCTGCCAAGCGTCCATACATCGCCAAGCCGGGAGAACGCAGGTTTTTGCAGTTCCGCGTCCACATCGAAGTCATCCTCTTTGGCTTCCATGCCGTCATCAAACAGAGCCGCCAGTTCCTTTTCATCAAAGCCGGTGAGCAGAGGGTCAAAGTCCATGCCCTGCAAAGACTCAATCTCCACCCTCAGAAGCTCCTCATCCCATCCGGCATCCATCGCCATGCGGTTGTCGGCGATGATGTAGGCTTTCTTCTGCGCTTCGGTAAGGTGGTCGGCAAAGACACACGGAACTTCCTTGATGCCTTCTTCTTTGGCAGCAAGAATCCGTCCGTGTCCGGCGATTACATTGAAATCCCTGTCAATGATAACGGGATTGATAAATCCAAACTCCCGGAGGGACGAGCGGAGCTTGGTGATCTGCTCCGGGGAGTGGGTGCGGGCATTGTTCACATAGGGTACCAGTTTGGCGATTGGCACCAACTGCATTTCCGTTGTCGTTTTCATCGCACCAGCCCCCATTCCGCAAATTTCTCAAAGCCGCCAAGGGACTGGATAAATTTCCGAGCAATCTCCACGATTTCCGCATAAGGGATGCCGTCCACGGTATCGTCCCCGATGGCGCAGGCAAGCTGCACGGTCTTTCCCGTTTCCTGTGCTTTCAGCCAGGCGTAGATGTTGACCGACACATCCGCTTTGGAGAGGTCTTTTCCATGCAGACCGCCGCCTGTGACGGAGTCTGCCATATCGCTGCCCAGCTTGCGGTTGGTTGCACCGGAGTCTACATCCGTGCCGCCTGTCCAGTCTCCCAGAGGGTTGATCTCGGCGTGAGGATACACTTCCTTGAGGTGGTAGCTCCTGGCGTTGCTCTGGCAGAGGATCAGCCTTGCGCCGTCCAGAATGTACTTCCCGTCATAAGGATAAGTGTGATACACACTTTTGGCGATCTCGCAGAGTGCTTTCTGCTCCTTGGTCACAGGCATCCCTTTGAAAATGCCGTTGTCGCCGCAGCAGATACCGTCCGCCTGGTTATTGGCGAGGTGTCCGTCCTGCGGCACTTCCACATAATCCGTGTGCAGATTTCCGGCAATGCGATGGACAATTGATTTTACTTCATCCAAAGAGATGTGTACCGATGTTTCCGCAATGATATGGCAGACGCCGTGACCGATGAGAACCTCCACAGCAATCCTGGGATTTTCTTCTTTTCTGTATGCCGCATCCACCAGAGCGCCGGCAATGCGGTCCGCCACCTTATCCGGGTGGCACGGATTTACTTTCTCAAACATGATTTCACCCCTTCCTTGCCCGGAGCAGACGCTCCATCAAATCATCCTGGGGAGAAGCCTCCCCGTAATCCGTGCTGCAGTTTTCTTTCACAATCTGGAAGATCTCGTTCCAGAGCCGCACCGCCTGGTTCATGTAGTTAATGCCGATGTTGATGAACGGCGATGGGATCGGCTTCTGAGTAGTGGGGTGCTTGGAGAGGAAGCCCATGCGATTGGTCATCTCCTCGCACTGAATCCAGCGGGCGCTGCACATGGCGTACCGCTCCAGAAGCTGTGGGGACACCTTTGCGGCACAGCCGATCTTCTTCAGCCACTCCCAGGTTTCTTTATAGATTTCCTCCGCCTGGAGCGTACTTCCGTCACGCTGCTCGGCAGAGAGGAACTCATGGGGCTTTGGCATATCGACGCCCTCGACTTCGGGAATGTCCAGCACTTCTAATCTTCGTCCGCCCGGATTGCCGTTCTCGGCTTTCTCCTTGACGGCAGATTTTTTTCTTCCCGCACCGGGTCTCGCACCGCCGCGCCCGCCTGTGTTATTGGATTTTGTCGGCATTTTCTCACCTCTTTTCCGCAAAAAATAAGCAGCCCTGACAGGCCGCCGTCAATTACCCTTTTGATTTCGCCTTTTTTGCGCACGAAGCCCCGGGCCGCTGCCCGCGTACAGGACCCGCAGAGATTTTGACCGCCCTACCGGTCGCCAAGGTCGTGGTGAATCTTGGTATGGCAGGAACGGCAAAGGCTCATCAGGTTGTCCCTGGCATGAGTGCCGCCCTGAGAGATGGGAACGATGTGGTGTACCTCATCCACAGGAGTCAGCCGTCCTTCCTTCAGACACATCTCACAGAGAGGATGCGCCGCAGCGTAGCGGTCACGGATTCGTTTCCAGGCTCTGCCGTACTTCTTATTTACGTCCGCACTGCGTTCGTATTTGTTGTACTGCCTGCGGGCGGCTGCTTCGTGTTCCTTGCAATACTGCCCGTCCGTGAGGTTGGGGCAGCC